AGAGCTCAATGTAAATAATATCATAGCAGTGGATAAGGATGGTATTATCGCAAGAGACGATGAAACTAGGGAATATGACTTCCTTTCTAAAGAACTCTCTACTATTACCAACAAAGAAAACCTAAAAGGTGGATTAGGAGATGCAGTAAAGGGTGCAGATATATTTATAGGGGTATCAGCTCCAGGTATACTTAAGCCTGAAATGATAAAGACTATGAATACGGATTCAATAATCTTTGCCATGGCAAATCCTACTCCAGAGATAATGCCTGATGAGGCCTTAGCAGCAGGAGCTAGGATAGTGGGGACAGGAAGATCTGACTTCCATAATCAGGTTAATAATGTTCTTGCATTCCCAGGACTTTTTAGAGGTGCTCTAGATGCAAAGGCGAAAAAAATAACTGAAGAGATGAAGATGGCGGCAGCTATAGCTCTTGCTAACGTAATAGAGGAGTCGGAGTTGAGAGATGACTATATAATTCCTGATCCATTTGATGAGAGAGTTGTAAAGGTAGTGTCTGAAACTGTGGCGAGAGTTGCAAAGGATATGAAAATCTGCAGGGATTAAGTAGGTAAGTAAGAAAGTATAGGGGCTGACTCTAAAAGGTCAGCCTCTATAAATTTAATATTTTTAAAAATTAAGATTATAAATAAAAAAGTTGACAACTTTTAATAAGTGATGATATACTTTTGCTGCAGCCTTACGCCGCCTTAGCTCAGTAGGTAGAGCAATACCATGGTAAGGTAGAGGTCGCCGGTTCGACTCCGGCAGGTGGCACCACTGAAAATGAGTGTTAGAGAGGAATGTAAGTTCTTCTCTTTTTTATTTGGCAAAGAAATGGCAAAGAAAATAAAAAAGGTCGGGTGAATACCTGACCTTTAAAATATTAATTTAAAGCCTGCTTCTATGCTTAAATTCTGATTCCCTCTGAAATCATTCCTATATCGAAGGCCTGGCAAACACCTCGCCTTTCAGATCTTCAGCGATTCCTTCTATCTGTCCATTTCCAACTATATCTTTATTATCAAAATAGCTTATTTCCAAGGCTTTATTTTTGAATTTATCTATTATTTCTACTTTAGATTCTACTTCTTGCACATAGTGGGATCTGAAATGGGTATTAATACTATGCACTAATTTCTCTATATAACTAATTATCTTTGATTTCGGGAACAAGGCTTTCAAAATAAAACGTGGTATTGAAGGTAGTGAACTTATTAAATTATCGTATAGGGACAGGGCCCTTTCCAGTTTAGCTTCTCCCTCTCCGCTTCCAAGTTCAGTCTCTGCCTGGACCATCAATTTATAAACCGCATTGATTATAAATTGTTTTCCGCCAAATTTTATAGCTCCGAATATTCCAACTATAACTATTACTAAAAACCCAAGGTTCCCTAAAGTTAAAAAACTAATTATTTTTCCCATTGCTATTTCCCTCCTTTTAGAAGTTCTACCATCATTTTTAGATATTCAGATACACCCTTGTGCACCTCATTGTGCGTCTCGTTATATAGACTAAAGTCCTCTTTGTCTAGTTTTTTTTCATGTAAAGTTTCCACTTCTTTTCTGCTCTCAGCCTTTATTTTTCCTTGTTCTCTCCATAAATAAAGAATAGCGCAACATATTAGTGTGAGAACCCCGTAAAGCGGTGTTTCGAATAAGCCTTTTATAAGACCGAACATTTCAGTATCCCCTCCTTAGTTGTTCTTAATAATCGCCTCTAACCATTAATGTTGCCAGCTCTTCCGCTCTTTCTTTCACATCTAGGTAATACTTGCTCTTCCCTTTGCTGCAATCATTTCCATCTTTATACAGCATCTCTTTAGCGGCCAACTCAAAATTCTTTAGGATTATGGCCCTTATCATTCCTTTAAATCCTAAAACTTTGCCTATTCCCATGTTGTAAACCATATTCACAATTACGTCTTTTCTTGCCATAGAAAGCGGAGTAAACCATGAATATTTTTCAAGGTCTTTTTCTAATTTGTCAGTTCGCATTTTTAAAATCATGAGACTTTCTTCATAAGAAAGCCCTACATGGTCTAGATTAAAGCCGATACCTACAGTGGCTATTCCTTTTGTGTCCGTATAAGGGAATTGTCTATACCCTTCGTGTGTTTCAAGTCTTTTTAATCCTTGCTCTGTCATAAGTTCACCTCTTAATAGTGTGTCCAGCCAGCCAGACGGAGGACCACCCAAAAGGTGATCCCTTCTGCTATGCTGGTCCCTTCTTTTAATGCTATTTTTAAAAAAATATTGTCAGCTTTTAGTCTCCCTACTTTTTTGTAGTAAAGATAGTCGTGAACAGCGGCGGCCGTTATATAATCTTCGTCATAAGGATCGAAAAGCCACTGTAAACATTCAGGAACAGATGCCCCGTCTGTATAGAAACCTTGAGGGATTGTATAGGGGCCATATGTAAAGTCCTCTGAAACTATAAGAAATCCATCTTGATCACTTTCTTCTAGTTTTATTTTTTTCATAAGGCCTCCTTTTTTAGTAAGTTATAGAAGCACTCACTTCTTCCCATCTAGCAGTCAAATCATAATTTTCAAGAGTTTCGTCCGATGCACTTTCTAGTTCTGTTTTTATCGTTCCTCTAGTATCAAAGCATCTTTGAATATGGTCAGAAGTTAAAAGTCCTAGTGAAATAAGATCCTGTAAATTATCATCTGTTATCGCAATTCCTTCTTTATCCAGGTTATACCAAGTGGTACTTCTACCATAAGTTGAAAATCTTGAGACTGCTGAAGTAATGGAAGATATACTTTCAGACATTGTGTCAAAATCTCCATACTCTATTACAGTGTTATCTTCTAAATCGTTTTTCATGGTGGTAGCTGCTGCAATTAATGCGGTTCTTTTTTCTTCTACTTTTGTAAATTCGTAGTCTTCGGTTTCGGAGTTCCATGTATGATAATCAGAAGGGCACTCCACAGTTACGATACTTTCTGTATCGCCATCTGCATACTCTCCATCCTGGAGCTCATAATCTCCATTGAGGAATGCTTCGTACTGCGACAGTTCTATTAACTCCCCGCTCTCACAAGTGAAATAATTCGGTAAATTCCCCTCATAAATTACATGTAAATCCGCATCGTATTCTTTATACAGCTTTGTGTATTCTTCATTGTCATATCTAGTTTTTGAAATAGACTCATATGAAACTGTTTTTAATATTTCATTTGATGATTTTTTTATAAAATAAATACTCATTTTTACCTCCATTTTAATTTTTTAATTTCTCATAAATTTTAGAATTTATTTAATGATTCTAAATGTATAATTATTATCGGCCGTATAATTTTGATAAGCGTTTAGTTTAGTTTCATCAATATCATCAACTTTCAAAATAGGTGTTAAAGACGAGCCTCCTTTTCTCACCTCTAAAACTTCAAAAATATTAGCAAGATTTCTAGTTACTAAGTACAAAGAGGCGGCACTTGTCGCTATACTAACATCTTTCAAGGTACTCATTATCAAGACGCTTCCTTCATTGCTTTTTTTTCTTATTTCCTCAAAAAGTGAAGTTATATCAACTTCAACCGCATTTGCAGGCAAAGTCACAAAACTATAATCAGATAAATTCTCTAATTTATCCGAAATTGACTTAGCTGTAAATTCTTCAAAATCAGAATCAGGGTTATCGTCTCCAAGGGTCCATGTCTTGTCAGAATTGCACAAATAGTAAGTATGATTTGAAGAATCTTCTTCAAGATCATAACCATTGTATACAGTATTAGTGGATACACTTTCTTGTTCAGATAAATTTCCTCCAAAGCTGTAACCTAATCTCAACAAATTCTGTATTTGGTCTGAAAGCTCGCCACTACTCGAAGAAAAACCCGAAGTCGCCAGTTTGGCTTCCCCCCTTACGGTTTTTCCGTAGATTTTCCCTGAAGAGGCTTTCAAGTATCGTTTCTCTCCAGGATATAATATAATCGCATCATCTGAACTAGTAGGCTCAGTAGTCGAATCAGCAAGAAGAATACCATTACTTGTATCTTTGTTAAGAAATGTTCCTTTCGTCTCAGATAATTCTGTCCATGTTTCATTATTTAATTTATACATTTTTACCTCCTTATAAAATTAATTTTTTCATAAAGTTTAAAGTTTATGCTAGTTTAGTTATTTTAACTTGCCCGTATTCTTCTCCGCCTGTCCAAGTTGTGCTGTCAACAACTAATTTAAAATCAGTTCCTTTTGTAGACGTGTCATGATACCAGTTAACTGTGTGAGTTTGTCTTGTTATTGTAGTTGTCTGATTATGACCTGCGTGGTTAGAAACCGCTAAATTAGTATCGTCAGGTTTTCTTGCGTATAAATAAGTAGACCATGCAGAAACAAGAGATCCTTTATCTGTTCTTGCCACAGCTTCTATATAATATTTACCAGCCGGCAACGTAACAACTCCGCTGTCTATTGTTACACCAAGCTTATTATAAAGTACTGATAAAGAAGCTAAACCAGTTGTGTTGCTCGGATTATACAAAATGGCTCCCGATAAAGTTTCTACTTTATCCAAAAGTGCCCTGTATGTAGCTTCCTCAAAATCTGAGTCTGGGTTATCGTCTCCAAGAGTCCACGACTTACCTGTATTGCACAAATAATAAACATGATCTGCAGAATCTTCTTCAAGATCATAAGCGTTATAAATATAATTAGAAACTACAGTCTCTTGTTCAGAAAGATTTCCTCCAAATGTATACCCAAGCCTAAGTAATTTTTCTATATTATCCTCATTTTGCTCCGGTAAAGAAGGTAATTTTGTAAGTATAAAGACTCCTCCTGTATATTGCAATTCTGCATACTTCCCAATACAGAGTTCGTAAGATTCTAAAGCGGTATTTAATCCGTCTGAATCTTTCTTATATACCTCTACAGTATCCACAAGGGTGTCCTCATCATATATTTTTAGGAAACTTCTACCTGTACCGGCTGAGTTTACTGCAGGAATATATACCTGTAATTTCAAACCTTCGAATAATCCAAAATCTTCTATACCTGTAAGATCCACAGTATAGTAATTGTAATCTGTTAATGCTTCATATGTAGAGGTTAAGCTGTATACGCAGTTCTTTTGAATTGCATTAAAGTTAGCGGCTTCTAGAGCGGTTCCAGCTTGTGAAATTGTACCAGGCTGGGCCTCGATAGTTGCTGTGAAAGTTGTGTCGTCATCTTGAGTGAATAAAAATTTATTAGCATACTGAACAGATCTATCTATAAACTTCTTAATCATTTATCCTCCTCTCTACACCGGAAAATCTGCTGCTACATATGTATAAGGGAAAACCCCACTAGCATTTATAGTCCCGCATGTGTGTATTTCGTTGTAATATTCGTAGTTATACTCTGCTATAACCTTTATTCCAGCTCCTATCATGCTTTCAATTTCCACTAGAGCCGCAGGATCAAAGCCAGGTGTTAGTAAATAATCTATCTTATACGCCAAATCTTCCGCTGTATCAAAATCCCAACCTGGGATAAGGTCTCTCGGGTAATTTCCTATAACATTTTTTATCATTTTCAATATATTGTTATAATGCGGGACAAAGAAAACATTGTAATACTTAGCTTTTAATATCTGCCTATAGGTGTCTAAACTTTCTCCTGACTTTCTGAGCCTGTCTACATTTTCACCCAGTAAATCAAGGAACTCTTCTGTGGCGTTATCTATATAGAAAAGACCTGGATAAGAGTCGATGATAGCCTCTAATTCGTCCAGAACAGCCCCTATAACCTTATATCTTTTCAAAGTTTCCGACCTTCTATATATATTTGGCAGATGCTTTACCATAAAATTATAGTTCGTCATTCTACCTCCCCAGCCACTGGTTTTTCATTGTCTGATAAGCTTATTGCACTTACAAATTCAGTTGTACCATATTTCTTAAAGGTTACCCCTATGTGATCAAAGTTAGCTGCAGAGGACACATTGTCAGCGATATATTCTCCTGCATAATGGGAAGATATAACTCCTCCAACCTTTACAGACTCTATATATTCATCCACTGCAGTTTCTATGTCTTCTGTGGTTCCATCACCAATTACCGTTAATTTCTTATCAATAGTAACCTCTGTGGGCCTGTCGAAATATACTGTCCTATCATCCCCTTGTGAGTTTTGAAGAGTCACAGAGGTGGACCCGTACATGTAAACCGCTTGATCTACTTTTTCAAAGAGGACCTCTGCAATATCGGCATCAAGACCACCATCTACAATACAGTAGACTGATCGCCTCGGTTGATCTCCAACGGCTTCATCTTCATTATTCACTACTACTTTTGCACTCTCTACCCCAGAGATTTCCATAAGTGCTGCATATATTCCATCTTCATTCCAGTAAGATTTTGAAAATCCGCCGTTAAAATATCTTTTTCGGGAAGTTTCTAGTTCTTCCAAGTCCTGCCCCCCTTCAAAAGTTGAAGGATTTGAGAAGCTTCCCCACCCCGAAGGAGCACTTACCAACTCTGTAATTGTCCCTTCATCTGCGTTCCCGTCTTCACCAGTACTGTCACACTGGAAATTCACTTGAAAAGTGTTCCCTGTGGCTGTTACAGCCTCAGTATTAGAGTATGTTATGTCTGTATTTGCTTTTCTGACTTGTATTTCTCCGATTTCCGCAGTAGAACCTTCTTGAGTATCGCTAGTTTCAAGAATACCAGATGCATAAGAGGGCATTTTCCGGAAAAACATGAAGTTAGCAGCTCCTCCGAAAAAATAAGGGTCTCCCGCAGTTCTGAGTCTTGAATTGTCTATTGAATTTTGTAATTTATCATATAACCTTTTTATAGCAAGACCTACAGGGGCATTTTCCCTATACCAATCTGAATTTTCTGAAATTCTGAAATCCTGCCCATATTGCTCCTGGGCATTGCTTTGCATTTCTTCCATTATTTCATCAAAAGTTTGTCCTAATGTGATATCAGACAACTCTCTCACCTCCAACTTCCAGGATCGTCCTATATATAGTTTCTATCTCCCCTGAAAAGCTTGTTTTATACCCGTCTATAGTCACAGAAATATTAATAACATCCGTGACCCTTTCACTGTAATACTCTAATATTTTATTTCTGATTTCACTTTTAATTGCTGATATATTCCTTGAAAATAAAATCCTTCTAGAAAGACCATGCCTCCTGTCCCAAAAACACATTCCCTCATCTAAGTGACAGAAGTTTTCTAATTCTTGGCGTAACAATTCAGAATCAGAAACTCTTTCAAAATTTTCATCCTCGATATATCTCTCGCCTTTTGTATTTTTTAATCCAAACATTTATTATCCCCCTCTTATTCCGGTGTACCCGTTGCAGTTGGAGTTCCAGAACCTGGGCTGTATTTATGTGTATGAGTGTCGTGTGAAGAAACATTAGGTGTACTAAGATCTTCTTCACATGTGACCATTTTTTTAAATGTTGCTTCCTCTTGAAATTCCACAGCGGTATCAAAAATAACTTTTTCCGGCATAGAGAACTTTTCTCCTTCCTTCTCAAAAAGAAAAGGCAGGGCATAGGCATTAGTTCGGTCAAACTGTAATTCCTTCAAAGGCCCTCCTACTTCAACTGCAGAGGTACCAGTGAGGTATTCCCCTAGGGCATATTTTGAAAAAAATACCGGTATTACCATACCAGCTTCCACAGGAACTTTCCCCCCTACCATCCGAAGAACCGGGACATTTATAAGAGGCCCAGAATCCCCCGATACAAATACCTGCGGAGTAACTTTAGCGAAGTGAGAACTTGAATTAAAACTATCTACCTTACAAGGAATAGAAGTGTATATATTATTCAGAACCAGCCTTACCAATTCTTCAACTTCTGTCATTACCCCACCACCTTTGCATAATAGTAAGCTTTCCAAGTCTTCCTACCATATATTTCATAATCTATAATTTTAACTGCTCCATTTAAGTTGTCGTGCTCCACTTTTATTATGTCGCCCTGTGCAATACTAGGAACAGGCAGAGCCTCCACTATGTAGTCGTATTTTTCATCCTCATTTTTATATTTATTTACATTGATTAACCCAGATCCAGGTTTCAAAAGGATAGAGCCTACATCCCCGGAACTATCTTTTTTATATACTTCCAGATAAAGACCTCTAGTGGTGACCCCATAGCCAAATTTTGAAGCCAATGATTTTATAGAATTTATCCCTGGGCCTTTTATAGACCACCCATTTGGCAACCTGTCACTTTTTAAGTAGCTGCTATTTTTTATTTTAAATCCCAGTGTGTTAGCAATGTCATCTACTATATATTGAGCTGTAACCTGTCTTGTGTACCAGGTATTGTAATTTCCTTTAAAATTGTCCGAGTCTCCTATTACTTCGAAACTCACAACATTGTTATTATGTTCTATATTTTTAATATCCCCAGAGGTAAGATCCCCTAAGTCCGTACCGTATCCTATATTAAAAATTGCTTGTTCTTCTTGTATTGAATTTCTTAAGTCCCTATCTAGGTTAGAAAGTTCTATTTCCAAGACTGGAAGGCCCGTTTGATCCATTGTGGTGTATTTGAAATTAAACCCTACGCCTTCCCAGTTTCTGAATTTATAGCCTGATTCCGTTATTAATTCAGCTTTTCTATCGAAAAAAAGCATATATTACACCTCCTCATACGCAAGGAGTATTTTATCCCCGAGATTATCCCAGCCAACTTCATACGTATTACCATCTACAGAACGGGGAACCATATTAAAATCAGGATATGAAGGATTCCTGTTTCCTTCCGTGTCCTCTTGATAGATCCAAAAGAGTGGGAAGTCCTGGACAAGTTTTTCCTCACCTTCTCCAAGGATGTTATCATCTTCATCTCTTAAGATTACATAAAATCGATCATTATAGCTGTTGTATCTAACCTCAAGATTAAAATCATCTACATCAAAGGAGTAAGGGACTCTATCTTTGTCAATTTCAATATATCTTTCTATATCTGTATGCTCAAATTTTGCCATATCTTACCTCCCTGTGTAGTATCTTGTGCCTTGTTGCCCTGCTGTAGTTGTTGATTTTGTTGGTTGCTCAAAGTAACTCATAGGTTCCGCAGTTCTTTGCAGGGTCTGCACAAAGAGATTTTCAAAAGTAATATCTACTTCAATACTATCTGACCCGTCAAATTTTGGACTAATATTTTTTATAAGCATCTTGTCATAAGTTTCATTGAAAACTACAGTTATAAGCTCTTTATTTTTCCTCATAGTCCTTATTTGGTTGAGCCTTGTCGTTCTGTCGTCTCCTGAGAGCACCACTGTGGCCGTCAAGGTTGTATTGTTATGTTCTGCGTCTTCGTTTGCTCTGTCAACGTTCTCAGAAGAAACTATACTTTGAGATATTGTGTCAGTAGATTCCACAGGGTTTGGATTATACAAATAATCTATAGCCACTCCACCAATGTCGTATTGGGTGGCCGTAGAGGCCCTTAGTGATTCTGTTTCTTCCAGGGCCTCTGTAAGATATGTTTGTGCGTCCTCCATATCACTTGTAGCTTCTGTTTTTATTTCTCCAAGGAGAGTTTCTTGTGCTAGGTCCTCTACATCTGTAGCCGCAGTGTAGATTCCAATATCTTTTAAGACATCAGCCCACCTTTGCAGTCTGCCAGGAATGGCTTTCATTTCAAAAAGATAATTCTCCGCTATGTCTTTTGCTTCTTGTATAGCAGTCTCAAGGCTTTCAGGAGAGTCTATATCAGTAATATCTATGTTTTCTATTTGTGTCCCTATATCCTTGAATCTTTTCATGTCTGATATAATACTCACCTTATACACCTCCTAACATTGATTTTATTCTCTGAGACTTCCTTCTTTCTCTAGCATCTAAGAACTTTTCAAGTTTATATTTCACATCTTCAAAATTTTCCTGTATTGCTCCAAGAGAGATTGTTATATTATCCCCTTGTACTGTAATGGAAGGCTGTTTAGTCACACTAGTAGTCTTGTTTTGATTGAATACCTTCTTAGTTTCAAGGGCTGTACTCACTTTAGAAGATCGAGGAAGGTTTACCAATTCTGGGCCTTGTTCCCCAACTAAAGTCATTCCCCCTGGGGAAAAGTTTGTCCCAGTTGCATTTTTAGGAATCTTAGTCTCATTAGTAGCTGCACTTGCTGCCGATACATCTGAGGCTCCATCCATTCCGAGAAGTTTTTTAACCCATTTAGCAGTCTTAGTAAAAACTTTAAATTTTTTCTCTAGAATTGTAATCCCTGTAATCCCTAAAGCAATCCATCCAAATGGATTTGAAATATTTAAAAGGTTAAAAAGCCATGTCAATGATGTTACTGCGACTCCTGCGCCTGCTAATCCAGCTGCTATAGATTGGAGAATATCATTCTGATTTATTATTTCAAAAAACCAGTTTACTACACTTATTCCTGCTGTTAATATGTCAGTAAATGCCATTATGGCAGGTGTCAAAGTAGTTATAATATTTATCGCTGCTCCCTCTATTGCACTTCCTGCAGATCTTAAAGACCCTCCGACTTCTGAATTCATGATCTCAGAAAAGGCCCTCGCTGTTCCGGCTGAATTTTCTAAACCTTTTTCGTATTCTCTAGACTTTTCAATTCCTTTACCCATCATTGCAGACACTGCTTTTATAGAAGTTTCTCCAAATATTTGAGATAAAGCTAAGTTTCGTTGTTCTTCTGTCATATTTGCTGTTGATTTTTTTAAATCTTCCATGATATCAGTCAGACTTCTTAATTTACCATTGTCATAGACTTCTACATCTAATTTTTTAAGCTGTTTGGTTTTGTTTATTATTTCTGTGAATGTAGCATTAAGAGCAGTCCCTGCCATAGATCCCTCAAGTTGAGAGTCTCCAAGAGCCATTATCCAAGATGTTACTTGTTCGACAGAATAACCTAATCTGTTGGCAGTTCCTGCCGTATATTTATAAGCTTCTCCTAGACTTTCAGTCGTAACAGAAGCTGAACCTTGAGCCTTAGCCAATATGTCAGTAAACTTTTGTGCTTGATCTGCTTCTGCTCTATAAGCATTCATTACCCCTGTAAGTATCTTAGCAGTTTCTCCGAGCCCCATTTGCGAAGCTTCTGCAAGGGACAATATCCCGGGAGTAACACCCATGATTTCATTTACCTTGTACCCTTTTTGGGCTAATTCTGTATAAGCTTCTCCTACCTGCGAGGCTGTAAATGATGTCGTAGCCCCTAACCTCTTAGCTTCTTTGGTCATGCTTTTATATTCTTCTTTTGTTGCTCCTGTAAGGGCCTTAACCCTTAACATGTTATCTGAAAATGCAGCATAAACTTGTACACCTTTTTTCAGTGCGGCATAGCTGGCATAGGCTTTTACTAGATCCTTTACCTGATCTGACAGAGCCGCAGTGTCTTTCTTTGCACCTTTTGTATTTTTCCTAGTGTTAAAAAATGTTTTCTTCTGTTTCCTATCCATGTCACTATATGCATCTTCTGTATTTTCTACTTGTTCAACTAACTGTTCTGTGAGGCTTTCAGCATTTTTCAGAGGGGTGTCTTTTATTTTTATTTCTGAATAAAGAATTAAGCTGTTATCCTTAGACAATTATCCACCTCCTAACTTTAAGGAGGCCCTTAAGCCCCCTTTTTTAATTTACTCATGGCAAAAATCATTTCTTGGAAGGTATCTTCAGACATATTAAGTATTGGCTCTGGATTCTCCCAACACTTCAATGTGTCAATTACTGCCCATCTGTCTTGCCTTCTGATATATCCCCACTCTGCTTTTCGTTCTGCCCTGTCCCGCTCACGAATTTTAGAGTCGGTTTCCTGCTGATACCTTCCCCCAAGAAACCCCGGATAGCACCAAGTACCATATCTCTAGCTGCAGGATGATTTTTAAAATATTTATCCCCTTCTCGGGCTTCTACAGGTGACACGATACAGTCTTTTAGTGCTGCATTGGCAAAATTACCGAGAGAAATATCCCCTTTTTTATAAGCTGCCTCCAAATCATAAAACATTCCTAAATCCATTTCCTGTATCTCGAATTCTTGATTAACTACTTTTTTCTTTGAATTTATAAAATCATTAAGTGTAAATTTATTTTCCAATTTCTACCTCCTTAAATAGCCTTAACTTTATATTCAGATGCTATGATGCTGTATTCTCTGTTGTCCCCTTCTCTTTTATCATCTTCTGGGGAAGCTTCAAAATAACACTCTGTCCCTGTTTCCTGTTTTTTATATAAGTTGTTTGATTCGTCAATCACAGTAAGATTGAAAGGGACAGTGTTTTCAATCAGGTTGTCTATGTACTTTTCATCTGTAGTACCTATTTTTACAGATAAAGTTGGATTTCTTGATTTGTCCGGTATTTTCTTCAAGAAAACTACCCCCTGTGTGTCCGGCTCCCTCTTCTCAATCTTGTTTTCAGAGGCCCCAGAGTTGTAGTTTGCTATATTCGTAAGAGTTCTCGAAGAATATGAATCGTCAGTAGGACTTATTTTTATTGTCAAAAGTGATATATCTTTAGTTCTATCTCCTGCCATTTATTACGCCTCCTCTACGCTGAATGTTCTGCCGTCTGTGTAACCGGTGATATCCAATTCAAACCATTTTCCAATACCTCTAAGAGACACCTGGATACTAAACTGGAACTTATTTGCATTACTTTCAAGAGTTCTGTCGATATCGACTTTTTCAACTGTGTAATCCGAAAGTAGCCCCTCTCCTGTAGTTTCATTGTAGATCGAACTTTCCAGTCTAGACACTATTGTGGCGTAGACATTCCCCTCGTCTACATTTGATACACCAAGTCTTTCAGAATTATGTCTTAGATTTACAAGGTCGCTTCTTAGATCTGTCTTGACTTTCAATAACTCCCACGCATTAATGAACTCATTTCCTGAAAAAAGAATTAGTCCAGAAGTCTCATTAAGATCGTCTACGGTAGTAACATAGACGTTACAATTTTTATCATTTACCCAGCTTTGGGCCTCTGTAACTGTCATAGTGTCCTCTGTATCAGGTGTTACCCCGACAAGTTCCTTTGCCTCTCCATCTGCTTCCCCGACTCCCATGAAAATCACACGACCTGCAAAGGCAGCATCTGCTACTTCTTCAAATACGTCCGTTTCTGTTTCATAAGATTTAATCCCGGCGAATCTTGTAGAGTCTGCGAAAGTATCGCAGTGTTCTTTTTTCTCTACTGCAACCAAGGCCCAACAATCTTGGCTGTTAAGTATCGTGTTTAATTCATCTACGAGTTCAGGAGCTGTTTGGAATATCGAGCAGTCATCAAAAACCACCATTACTACCCCTGAATTTTTCAACTGAGTTTCAAACCAGTTTTTGAAGGCAGTAACTTCATCTTCATCTGTTTCTGTTACTCCTGTAAGTGTTAAAAGCTTCCCAGCTGTGTAAAAAGTAGTAGGAAGGATTTCATTACCACTTACATCTACCTGAGAAATAGCTTTACTGATTTTTTCTATATATTTATCTTCACCGATAAAAGCTTCTTCTATTTCGGCCTCTGTTACACTCCCTGCCCATGATTTTAAAGCATTTGTAGCTCCTGTGCTTACAAATAACACCCCATTGAGTGAATTATCTGTAAGAGACATTACCTCTGTAACATTAGCTACTAGCCTGTTATACGGATTAAATGTGCTTCTAGTACCCATTTATTTCCTCCTTAATCTATTATAGTTTCTGTTTCTTCTATATCTCCTGTGATCTCTATAGTTGTTAATTTCTCGATCTCTTTCTCTACGGTGTTGTTGTAGTCGATTGTGATGCTGAGCATATAACAATATAGATATACATTATCAACCTTTTGATGATTAGAACCTTTCAGACTGTATCTGACAAGCCCAAACCCGCTATTGTTGATTTCCTCGCGCCATACTGCCACAATACGCCTGTAAAGGCTGTTACGTGCCTCTAGGGCCTCTTCTTTGTCCGTAGAATAAACTTTTAAAGTGAGCTCTACCTCATCCCGAAAAGATATTTCTTCCTGGAGCTTTCCCTCTTCGGTTTCTGTTCTGGTATCAATTTTTATTTCGTCTGAGATTGGATCTCCAAGGGTGTCGTAAGTTGCAAAAGGGGTATGAGGTAATTTTTTCCACATATTAGAAGGTATAACCTGTAAAGTTTCATCTGTAAGGTTAGCATTTATAATATCTATAAAACCATCAATAGTCACTTGATATCACCGTCCTTTTCAGCCCGTAGATTTTCAGATCTGAAGAGTCATAGTCTTTAATCCGATTTACCTCATAGTTATTCCCGTTATAAGAAACAATCAGACCTTCATCCAAATCATCCTTAGTATAAAATTTACGGTCATCCCTTATATATTTACCTGCTTCTATGTTTACCAGCTCCCAATTTTTGAAAGCTGTAACAAGGCCCGAAGTAGTTCCTCCAGGGCTAGAAGTTACCTCTTCCCCATTAACCCACTCAGTCGCCCCTTCCTGTATGGTGAGGGTCTGAGTATTTCCAAATAACAAAACATTTGTAAACATTTTCACACCTCCTTTCTACAGTTTTACTATTTCAAAATTTACACTATCCAATAGAAAATCATTTTCCCTCAATATATTATTTTTATTTCTCTTTTTTTTCTTGATTGTAGCCTCTTTCAGAGGTTCAAAATCATTACTCATAATCCGTTCTTTAATTCTCTGTTGTACAAAGAACCCAAGTTGATTAAGAGCCTGTTCCCCTGTAATACTGCCTTGATAAACTTCTTTCAGAAGGTCTTTTTGTTTAGTAAGAATCTCTTTTTCTGATTTCCTTGTACTTGTAGCAGTTCTGAAAAAGGGCCTTTCCGGCATGAAAAAGGTCCCATATTCCAAATGCTTGGCATACTCGATCACTTTTACACCATCTTGCTCTTTCTCAGCCTTGCTTCCAAAAATCCCTATTATAAGACCGTATCTTTTCAAATATTTGATTTCTTTCTCTATTTTGTTAAGTTTTTTGAAGTTCTTAACAACTTTTACCATGCTATATACCTATCAAGAGTATCCATAAAAGGCCCTGAAGTTTCAGCATAACTCCTGAAAGAGTATGAAATATCACTTATAGAGTAAGATTTAAGCCCTTGAGCCATTCCACCGCTTGCCATCTTAGTAGCAAAGCTATTTACAAGACCAGCTACCGCCATTTTAAGGTCATATGGAACTGTTGAAGAATCTGAAGTTTCCTCAGTTGGGTAGACATACCCAGCCGTATAAGTAACCTTGATCTGGTCGCTTGCAGTAGTTCTCCCTGCAGTAACCTCTCCAAAGTCCTGCCCCTTTTTAAATATCCCTGTTGCCAGCTCAATCCTGCGGTCGTCATACCTGTATTGGTCCCCTGTGAGCACCGCACCATTTAATATGACCTCTGATATTGCTGTGACGGGCCTTTTATCAAGATATAAATACCTGCTCCCGCTTCCAATCTTATAATCAATCTTCACATCTTCCTCGAGAGATTCTCCTGCATAGCTTGCTATAAGATCTGTGACTACATTTAGATAATTTACAATTGTGGCGTCATCCAGAGTAGAATCAGGGGACAGGCCCCTGAACTCACTCTTATTTATTATTGTGCTCATAAGCTATCACTTACGCTGACGCTTTTATTTTAAGTAGTTTCCCGTGAGAAGCTTGTCTTACTCTTCCACCCTGTCTTGTTCTAGTGTAAACTACCCATTCGTCTTCATCCGCATCTCTGTCTCTTTCAATATAGATTTCTTTTTTCTTTAGTGTCGCATAGAACTCTCTACCTGCTGAGAATAGAACAGGATATTTCCCTTCTTCTACACCGTCCATGAAGGTGTCCTCTTTCACCTTGTAACCCATGAATTTTCCAGGTTCTCCAGCTATAAGAGATTCAGTATAAAGCGGTGTCCCATCTGAGTTCTGGAACCCTCTCATTGCAGATAAAGCCTCTGTACTTACTTTGAAAGTACACTTTCTTCTTACTTTAGGAGGCATAGCATAGATAAGGTTTTTAAGGTCTAGCCAATCAAAAGATCCTGCTGTTGCAGTTGTTTTGGCTGCATCTGTGACAGTTGTGTTTGTGTAAATCCCTTCAAAATAATTATTAGAAGTTCCATAAGATCCATTCCAAACATTGTCTGAAATTTTTTCAGATATATTTTCTTTGGAATCTTCATAGATTTCTTGAAATGCATCAAATTCAGCATCATCAATCATTTCTTGAGTTACCGATTGTTTATCAGTAATTTTTCCAACTTTAAGTTCTAAGAAGCTATAAGTAGATCCGCTTTCATCTCCTGCTGCTTCACCTTCTGCCTGAGCCGCCGCATTATTTGTCCCTTTTGTTTTTACTCTGACTTTGATAGAATCTCCAGCGGTAGTATATTTCCTAGATTCTTCATAGATTGGAGAAGTTTCATAAGTTTCTTTGATGATTTCATTTACTCTAACTTCAGGAAGTAAAGCTCCGCCAGATGCATCACCAGTAGATAATGTTTTTACGAAATCACTTCTATCCCCTGTTTTTACATATGCATTAAGGTCTGTAAGGTGCTTTTGAAGTTCCCCATCAACATTTATTTTTGCTCCGCCATCCTTTATCACTCTGTCTAATGCCCCTTCAAGGTCTTCAAGACTTTTCTTGAGGGCCTCATTTTCTTCTTTCATGAGCTTTATTTCTTCTTTAGCCTCTTTGGTAAGAGTTTCTCCTGCTTCTTTTTCTTTTTTCTCTACTTCTTTCGTATCTTTAGTTAAGATCTCTTTTATGGACCCGATTTCCTTCATGAAGTCCTCTTTTGTGATAAAATCCTTTTTTTCATTTTCACTTTTGTTAATTCCTGGCATATTGTCTCCTCCTTGATCGTCTTTTATTATCCCTGCCACAGGGTTTGCACCTCTAAATACCACACTTACCTCGTATATGTCCGCTTTACTTATGCCTCTGTAAGTCCTTCCATCCTTCTTGTAAGGCTTAGCTTCTAAAATTCTTCCGCCTATAGAAAGTTTAAGAGGAACCTTATTTTTCTTAAGTTTTACAATTTTTTCCGCTGTCTCATCGCCTTCCAGGAAGGCCCCTTTGATTGTGATTTTCTTTTTATCCTGCCCAAGTTTTCCGGCTCCTATAGCCTTTGTAATGTCCCAGGAGTGATTAGGCATCATAGGGACTGTTTTTCCTATACATTCGTCAAAGGCCCCTTCTAGAAATACATCTCCGTAAGAATCTGAGTTTCCGTAACTTGAGGCTATCCCTTCAAACTCATAGTCGCCAGACTCCTCTTTATAGATTAAGTGACCGTCAAGGCACTTCTCAAATTTGCCTTCTTGGGTATCATCCTTTTGAAAATAGCTGTCTGCCATTGAGGCGAGAGCAGATATAAACATTTTCTTATTCAATCTATTCACCTCCTAGTAGATTTCTAGCCTTGCAAAGGGATTCTAGACTCCCCATCATGATTGAATTTACTACTGCTGCTTCTTCAAATTCTTTAATCTTTTCTGAAATTAAGCTATCGAGCTTAGCTTTATTATTTTCATGCATGTTTTTACAGCTTTCAAGGGCCTGTATGTCGTTTTTATGTTCCTGAAGGCTCTTTTTTAAGTCTTCATTCTCTATATTGAGAGCCTCAAGTTTACTTTTAAGGGCCTCGTTCTCTTTTTGTAATTCTTCTTTTGTCAATTTCTTCACCTCCTGAGTTAAAAATAAGATATCTGACAATAACAGTGGACAATATGCCCAGCCACCCTGACCAATGGATCTTTCGGGAACCTCATATTTACTGCTGGGGTTTTCCCATGCCCAGGAACCTTAAATTTCTCTTTGATTCCTATAGTCACTTCATGCATCTTTATGTGTGAAGGCCTGTCAGTGATCCCTCCTCCTGCATGTATCCACTTCTTCTTTTTAAGGCCCGCTTTAGAAGCCGTTTCAAAGTTGGCAGAGTTGATAGCCTTAGAAGTCTCTGTTCTGGCTATTATCTTTGCTCTTTTCTTACCGATTTCTCCTTTGGTATCTGCCACAATCTCTCTAACCATATCATCAAAGCTCATTCCTGCTGTTTTATGCTCTGTGATTCTGTTTTTGAGTATCTTCTTAGTGGTTCTTGATACTCTTGTTACTGTTTCTCCAGAATATCTCTCTAAATACTCTTTGAGGAGCTCAGATTCGATATTTTGCATCTGTTTTAGATTCAAAGTTCTTTTGAAATTCTCGACAAAATATTCTATAAACTCTCTTATGTTAAGTGTATGGACTGTGAAAAGGGTCTTTTGTAGTTTAGGGTCAAAGTATTCCTCTACCAAGTCGTCAAGGTCCTTCTCTATGTCGTCATAGTTACTCTTCTTATACCTGCTCTCTATTCCCTTTGCCAGGGATTTATAAGGCTCCAGGAAATACCTCTCTCGCCTCTTTGATACTCTAGCTTCATAGTTCCGCAGGTTCTTAGCAAGCAGTTTTTCTTTTGCTTTTACCTTCTTCTTAGCCATCGAACAGCCTCACAAGGTATAGAAGGCCCTTTACAGCTAGAAAAAGAAAGGTAAATGCAATAAACTTTAAATTTTTCTTTTTAATCTTCACCCTCTCCGCCTCCTTTGCCTTCATCTTCATCAGGTTCTATATAATCAATTGGGACATCTGCCCCAGATACAAATAACTTATCTGCATTAGGATGATTATATTTTTCCACTTCCAGTCCTGTTTGTGCTGCAGTAATAGCTCTTTTATCATTCATGGTGAGGAATTTACTGTTATTAAGCTTGTCTATAGTGTCCATCATGTCACTTCTGAGCTCTTCTATAGCTGATATATCAAACCACACAAATTGATTGTCTTTTAGTTTATCCTTGAAAATTTTTGTGTAATAATCAGCTGTTTTCTTAGCAAGTGGAAGAACCGTATTTTTATACAGTTTTTTCTTATCTTCCACAGAGTTGTTGTAAGTCGCTCCAGCATCTGAAATCATAGATAAAGGCACTCCCATGATATTAGCTACCATCTTGTTAGCCAATTCCCATCCTTGAGTCCAGTCCATTTCATGTGGGTTTACTGAAGTGTCAATATATTCCACGTCCTGGGGAAGTATGCCACCAAGTTTTCCAGCCTTCTGATACCCTTCCAAGGCTTCCTTAAGTTTTTCCTCAAATTCTTCCCTCTGTTTTTTCCCAATTCTTGTATTATCCCCATCCTTCTGTTTGAATAATCCATTTTTATGCCCTTTATTTTTTACAAGGGTTGTATTGTGGGAGACCATGTAGTTTATAAGGTCACAGATAGGCCCTAGGGCCTCGAGAGGTGAAGAGCCTGCCCCAATTCCTGCTATCCTTGCATCAGGATCCAGGGATTTCATAAGATGGAAATTTAAAAGGTCCCTTCCTGCTACTTTTTTGGTTGGAAGTTGTATACAGTCGAGTGCCATTCTGTCCCTTGCATACTCTATAGAGTACACATCTGGGGCAAATAATAGCAGGTCAGAAGAAACATAACCATCCACTCTTTGGCAAAGGTTCCTCCCTCCGAAGAGGTAATAAAATAATAGATATTCCTGAAACTCTATCCTGGTAAGGAGAGGATTAGGGTTTTGAAGTGTAGAATCGACCCATTTGTTTTCTACAGGCTCTATCGAAGTCATTTTCTTTCCGTTTTTCTTTATGTTTTTCTTTTCAAAAACCTTGAATTCTATATTTAGAAAGGCATTTTGTAACGGGGTGTATGCTGCCGCTACAGATGGGTTCCTATATACAGTTTTCCTATATGTCGCATAATTGGTTTTATAGCTTGGGAAAAGATTCAAGAACCCTGACCAAACAGCCCACGGGTTACTTTTTTTCTTGAAAAAATTCAACAATTTTTCACCTCCTTTCAAATAAGGTGTCTCATAAGGCCCTTTTTATTTAGTTCCCTGTATACTGCAGGTAAGGACAGCTCATTACTTTTGCAGTAGGTCACGAGTTTATCAATTTTTGTTTTCCTACCTTTTTCAGCTTTTTCTTGTATAGTTTTTATTATTTCTTCCATTCTGCTTGCCCCTAATCACAAGGAATACAATATCTGATAAGAGTTACTTTCTCTCCTGTTTCAGCCTCTATGTGGTCTTTTGCCATGTCTGTTGTGAAATTACATTTTGAACTAAACCTACATCTGCCAAGTTTATGCATCCCGCTTTTATCTAAGTAAACATATCCAACTCTATATTCTTTCACTTCTTCATCACACACCTCCAATTAAATTTTAGCTACTTTTCTATATATTCATACTCGCACTTGCTGCAGTTGTGACCTCTCGCCTTGCATTCCATTTCCTTGAATTCATGCTTAAAACATAGATTACATGCATCTGTACAGTATTTATCACAATTTAAACATCGATGATCTAACATGCATCTCGATAATCCCATCTAAACCTCCTAAATAAACTTAGTGCCATATACAGCTTGGAGAAAAGCGTCCGACTTGTCCGGGGACCTCTTGAGCCTTTCTTTTACCTTGTCTTTTTTCTCGACTATGATGGTTCCATCCGATTTAAACTCATACTGCCTTGTAGAAAGCTCCTGTATTAGGTCTTTATCAGCTGGAATAGATATAAGGCCCTTTTCAAGCTGTTCTTTCAAGTGAAAGTGCATCTCTGTAATGGTGTTAGCAAATTCATTAGGTTCAAATACCTTGTTGGAACCGTTGTTTATTTCCACTACCTCGAGTCCTGGGACTTTAGGATTATATCCTTTTTCATCTTTCCTGTCGTAATCCTCGTCAAGGAGTTCCCTCAATCTATCTACTACAGGGCCTCCGACCCCTACGGCATCTATGAAAAGATAATGTTCTTTCTCAGGAGTAGCCTGACACCATCTTGATATCTCTCCCACACAGCTCATAGTTGATTTTTTTTCATACTCAAAGGCTAATTCGATCAGGGAACCAGTATTTTTATATCCAACTGTGTGATCTCCACCGTACCTGGCGACGTCCACTCCCATGATTTCATATCCTTCAAAAGCAATTCCTATAGATATTCCCACAGAGCTCTCAATAAGCCCCCTAGGTATTACCGTATTCTCTGTGGAATCAGGAGGGAGGCCCTTTATTCTTACACGGTAAACGTTAGAATCTTCGCCATATCTTCTTTTTATTGATTCTACTTGATCTTTTGACATGAAAGGACTGTCCTCAGAATTAAGTCTGATTACATTCAGGGCCTCGTCTTGGACATGATAGGCCCATTCATAGAAAAACCCGTCTGTTCTGGTCATGTTCCCAAATACCACCATTCTATTGGCATCTGTTCCCTCAAGTACCTCCATGATCCTGTCATCTACTCCTGAGGCTTCATCCACGAGTACCAAAAGGTTATCTTCTGTGGTAGTGTGATTCCCTTCTTTTAGGAGCCTTGTTATTTCCTTGATTGTGGTATCATCTTCAATTTTGGTGATTCCCATTTGTTCCATGAGTTCCTCAACTATTGCTGACTTGTCCCCATGCTGCCCTTGGATGGCATCTGGATTCTTAGGGGAGATAGGAAGCATGTACCATTCCCTCTTGAGCTCTTCATCATTGATTTGCATGATATTATTTTTAAGATTGAACATATCAAATTTCTTGAGGATTGATTTGTTATACCACTTATTCACTTCGGCATAATAGACAGTTGATAGCTGCCTCCATGTAGGTGAAGTTACTATTACCCTTGCCTTGTGTCTTGTAGACAGCCAATGGAGTGTAATAGCTGCCGCTATAGCAGATTTTCCGCAACTGTGACCGCTGGGGACTACAGTAATAGGATTTTCCACATAGCTTTCCAGGATGTCCCTCTGCCCTTTCCAAATAAGATGCATCTTAAGAATTGAGTTGCAGAATTTTAAAGGCTCTTTTTGATAGGGCCTTAAAGTTTTACAAAGTTCTGTCATCATTTGAAATCACCTTCTACTGCTTTTCTTAGCTCCTGTAGGCCCTGTTTAATTTCTTCATTCCTGTCCCCTGTTGGATCCTTCCTAATCTCAAGCTCTTTTTCCTTAAGCCTGAGATTTTTATTGTCGGTTTTTTTCTTATGTAAAAGTTTGTCTATCTCGAGGTTATGTTTCAATGCCTCTTCATAGACTTGAGTTTCTCTGATAGAGGATCTCTCTTTCCTAATCTGAGCCAATGTCTGAACAGAAAACATTGTATTCATAACTGTGATGGCTGGTTTTTCTCCGACAATTACACCTTCTTCTTTTATCGGCTTGGTTTCATGAAGCTTTTTATCTATAAGCCTGGTGGCTTTCTCATAGAGGTTATCCATGTCTTTATATATTGTCGCTATTTCTTCTCCGTACTTGGTTGTTATGATATCCTGGGCCTTTCTTGCAGCTTCTTTTTTCAAGCCATTCTTTTCCCAACACTCTTTCTTTGCTCTTGCTGAAATGGTCTTGAAATGAGGCCCGTACTTTTTTTCAAGAGCTTTATAAGTGCTGCCTTTTGTGATTCTCTCGAGTTTTATCTTTTCCCATAATTCTTTTGAATACTGTGCCACTTTTTTTAACCACCCCCCTCTGAGTTTGAAAAAAAGGATAAAAAATGGATAGATAGTGTTTGAACCGTTTTCACCTACTAGTTTGTTTAGTTATAATCTAGAATTACACGTGTATTAATTCTTTAAGGCCTGCTATTGTTGGTATAAATACAATTTCAAGGCGTGGGATATAATACAATTTAAAATCCTAACTAAAATGAGAATTTTACAGGCTTAATTTCACTGTAATTTCCTCAATACTTTTTATATATTCGGGTTTTTTCTTTACAGGTTCGTAATATTTTTTAAGGTTACGTTTCCAATCCCTCCTGGTCTCGGGTTTTTCAGCAACTAAATCTACTGCATCAAGGCACTCTTGGAGTCCCCAGACGGAAGTAACATTTCGTAGAAGGTACTTTAATAAAAATCCTCTGTCATTTTGCCTCCTCGCTTGTCTCAAAGCTACAGCTTGCCATTTTGCCCTCTGTTCTTTTTTATCTCTGAGGTGTTCTTTTTCTAATCCAGTTTCATTTATGACAGAGTAAAATATTTCTTCCATGAATGTATCCATACACTCAGAAAACTCTTTTAAAGTAGTTTCCTTTGGTATAAATCTATATAAAGCATCTTTTTTTAAGGTTATTTCTGCCCTGATCATAGATTTATATTTTCTAGTCATTTCTCTAAGGTCTGACTTAGTGAGTTTTTTTAAAAAATCTTCATTTTTATATTTTTTTAAGAATACTTCTAAAGATTTATCGTATAATTTTAGGTTTTTATTTTTTGTCCCAAATTTAAAAGTTGTTAAATTTTTTAACTCTTCATGCTTGAATGTAGACCTCTTAAAATGCCCTCTAATAATACTTTTTTTAGCCTCTTCTAAAGGTTTTTCATAGTCTGAAAATGTCTTTTCTAACATCAAATACCTATTGAGTTCAGCCATGTGAAGATTACATTCAGATAAATCAATATCAATCCCGTAAGTTTTAAGATGCTCCTCCAATTTATCCAAAGCATTATTAAAATCTTCCTTAGAAGTTATACTGTTTATATTTTCTTCCCATAAAATTTTGGGCAAATTAACTTCCAAGTGGCAATACCAAATGTTTTTTATCTTCTTAGTTATAAAAACATTTATTAATTGGTCACTTATGACATTTTTTTTATTGATATCAAAAGGGGCCTTTTTAATAGCTTTTTTTGGTATAGAAAACTTTACTTTATCTAACCCTATCGAGGTTTTTAAATTATGAGACAACTTCTTATTTGGACTTTTAAGTTTCTGAAGTTCTTTGTTGTAAACTTTTGTCTGAATACTCAGGTACTCTTTGCTTAATATGTCTGCAATGTCCATCTTCACATAACTTTTCACCTCTTTCTGTTAGTTTCACTTAAAAACTTCACTGAGCCGTCAGGGGAGGCGACAACTCAGTGAAGGCATTAAGCCTTCATGGTTCGTGTTGCTATATATAATTAATTTAAAGGAGGGCCTGTTTATACCGCTACCAGCTTGTTTATATAATCAACGCCCTTTTGAAATACCACGGTTTTTATGTTGATATTTGTTGTTCCATCGGGCTTGGTAAACTTCGACTCTATACATCTGAAATACCCACGGTCTATGTATTCCTGGTAAGGTAAATTATTATACTGTAATACTTTTTTATCTCTTAAAATTTTGAAAAGTGTATTTCTTCCAATGCCTTTATTTATAACCTTTGCAACAGTCCCTATATCTATAGTTGCTTTACTTTCGATAATCTCATCATAAAATTCTTCTTTCGGCTTCATTTCAAGCACTTTTTTATGTTGTTGTTCAATTATTTCCTGTTGTTCTGCCGCTAGGAGTAAGGCTTCTCTGAAATTCTGAGGTACTTTTGATTTTTCTTCAAGCTGATTCATTCTCTGAATGAGTGCATATCTGATTTTTGCATCATACCTGGCTCCAAGTTGGAGGACTCCGTCTTTTGTCAAGCTGTACATAGGTTGTTCTTTGTTTTGAGAGTTGATGTACGAGGACAACGCAAAAATGCTCAGTCCTATTTCGCTCCCAAGTTTGTTGATCTCATCTTTGATATCTCTCATTATATCTGCATGTCTTTTCCCTGTGATCTCTGCCACTTCCAAACTTGTTAGTCCACTGTTTTCAATTTTTACTAGACTCATTTTATCCCTCCATATTATTTTTTTAGAAGGTAGGGTGCCCCATCACACCCGGTTTATCTGAATGTAGGGTGTCCCATCACACCCGGGTTATAACTTTGTGAAAGCGATTTAAAATAAAAAAAGATGGAGTTTATCTCAAAATAAAGACACTTTTAAAATGTCTCGATTGAGATAAACACCATCTTCTTTAAGATCGCCATGTTTAATCTTCTATTTTATTGGAGCTGCAAGATCCCACCTTATAGGTCGCCAGATTACTTGCCAGCCTTAATCTTTTTAGTCTTCTATTTCAATAATGAGCTTTGTTATTTTGCCTTGGGAGTCTTTCCTAACTCTTACCCAGCAGTCTTTTGCCTGTTCTAATTTTGATATCCTTCTCTTATGGTCTTTCATATACTCCCCCCTATTGTTTCAAATTTCAGTAAATATATACTAAAGCATCTTTTTGCTTTCAAGAAAATATTAGCATATTTTTTTTAAAAGTCAATTAAATATTTTTTCAGAGTGTCATTTAATTCCTAGGATTTTAATTACACTTTTTTTGATAAGAACTCAATAAAAATAGGGCTTACAAAAGAGTAGGATTTTATAATTATTTTTTTAAAAAAAATATTTTTCCAGACTCTATTTGATTAACGTGAGAAGCTGCATAAGCTTTGT